TTCCGCGTATGCGGAAGCGTTCGGGGTCGCGCCCGATACGGGCAGATACGTTAAGGCTGCCCATTTCCACCCTTCATCAACTGGCGCAGCGTGTTCTTCGGCTTCGGCTTGCCCGCGGTGCGCAGCGCGATCGCGACCGCTTGCGGCTGCTTGCGGCCTGATTTGACCAGCTCCGAAATGTTGGATGAAATGACACGGCGATCTTTGCCTTTTAAGAGAGGCATAATGGTCCTCGATTCGAGGCGTTTGCGGATATAATAGTAAGCGAGGCGAGCAGTGCGCTAACACTGATCGCCCCTAACCGAATCTCACAACTGGATTGGAGTTGCGAAAGTGGCTGAAAACAGTTTAACCAAGAAAACACCGGGGCCTCCCGGATGCCCGGACGTCTGCCCTATCTGCGGAGCTGAATTTAAGCGGAAATACATCCGCGGGGGCCAACGGCAAGTGTGTTGTTCGAAAGCTTGCAGGTATCAACATGTGCGGCGGCATTGGCAGAAGAAAGACTGTGCCACGTGTGGGAAAGAATTTCAAACTCACCAACTCAGGCTCAACAATCTGTATTGTTCTCGGGCCTGTATTCAGCGCCATCCATGCCAAGTCTGCGGCGCAATCATCACGGGTCGCGTCAAATTTCAAAGTGGAACTAAACGATTTTGCGATCGCCGTTGCGCCGCGATCGCGAATGGTACGGTGAACGGAGCCGCTAACTATGTAGTCCGTGGTTATGCTACGACATTGCGCCGTCTGGGTCACCTCGCCTGTGAGCGCTGCGGATTGCAGGCTGTTGAATATCTGGTTGTTCATCATCTCGATCACAATCGAAAAAATAACCAGGACGACAATCTCCAGACGTTGTGTGCTAACTGTCATCATTTTGAACATTGGGGCGACAGCGCTCGGCGTGATCGTTTCATTAGTACCGCTAGATTTCTCGCTGGAGTAGGTGCGCATCCTCTATCCCATCCATGATCCCCCCCCCGCCTTCTGGCTTTTGCCTGGTTTGAGTGGCATAACTACTTCCGCTTGACGATGCTCACGTCCCTGAATCCCTCGCCCTTCAGTCCGCGCGCCTGGCGCTGCACCTCACCGTGGATCCGCCGGACGTCCGCGGCGGCCACCGGATGTGCCCGGCCGGACTGCGCCTGTAGGCAGGACGCCACGGGCGTGTCGATGACCCGCGCGGCGAGTTGGGCGCCGTGTTTCTGCGCGATTGTGGCGGCCGCCTTGCGGACGGCCGGATTTGCGCCCGTCGTGTCGAAGATCACGTTCTTGCCGGCGGCCAGCGCAGCATTGATCTCGCGATAGGCAGAATGCAGGATCTCGCCGGGAGACTGCCCGCGAGCGCGCCCGGTGTCCGTCGTCACCACGTGCGCTCCGGTTTCCTTTGCGTAGGTGGACTTGCCCGATCCGGGCGCGCCCATCAAGACGGTTAGTCGCGGCATGGTTTACTCCTTGTCCCGCCCGGTTTCTTCATCACGGCAGGTATCTGGCTGTGCGGGCAACGGCAGGCCGCATGCTGATACCAGCGGCTCGCGTGGCCCTGATTTCTCGATGTTGAATTCGGTGATAAAACCCATCCGCCGATAGAGCGGCATTCCCTTCTGATTGAGAATCATTTCCTCATCCCATCCATGACCCGCCGCCCCCGAAGCCGCGCCCCAACTCCTGCTCCGCGGCCGGCGCCACCGGCGGTACAAACGCCGCGAACGTGAGCGCCAGCGCATCGCCATAGTCCGGAGACGCGATCCCGCGCTTGACCATGTCCTGCTTGCTTTCGATCACCAACTGCTCGGACTTATTCAGGTGGTAGCCAGGCCCGGTCAGATCCGTCTCGAGGATGTTATCCGCGGGAATCGCGCCCTTGTTCAGCCACTCTTTCATCCGGCTCCACATGTAGGCCCGCATGTTGGCCTGGTGCCGGTCGTGGCTCGGCGCCCCGAAGTTCACTTCCATCACGTTGTCGTATCCCATCGCACGCAGCCGCTCGACATACGGCGACCCAAACGCGGAATCGACAAACAGCATCGCGACCCGGTGGCCGGGTCGTTTGTCGCTCAGGATCTCGGTGAGCTTCGCCAGCATCACGCCACGATCACGGGTATCCTCGCCCGAGATCCGGACGGCCGGGATGGTCCGCGCGTCCAGCCCGCGCCGGAAGGCGATCACGTTCCAGGCGCCGCTGCCGCCGGCGTCCCGCCGGGCGGCGCCGCTGTCGCCGCCATCACTCCGCGCGCCGGCCATGCTGAACATCCCGCCGCGGCCGGCGACGTCGAACCCAGCGATCAGCGGGTCGTCTGGGAAGCTTGACTCCGCGCGCTGCTGCGCCTGCCAGACCCGCTCCTGATCGATGTATTGCAGTTCGCCGGCGCGCGGCGCGATCCCGCGGACGCGGACCCGTACAAAGTCGGAATCCTCGCCGTAATCCTGAATCCACTCCTCGAGCAGCGCCTTGTTGGTGAAGCGCGCGGTACGGCTGTCGATGATCTTCTGGCGCCACCGGTCCCGCTCACTGCCGAAAACGATGCGGTGAAACTTGCCGGTGTTCCTGGTCGGGTTGCCCCACGCAAAGATCATCGGCTCGCCGTCCGTCAGCCCGCCCTCGGCCGCGTTCCAGATCTCGTCTGGGATGGCTGATGCCTCATCGAACAGATACCAGGACGTGGACCGCGCCGCGTGCTGGCCGTGGAAGGCCTCGCTGTTCTCGCGCCGGCAGGTCTGAGCGGTGACGAACCAGGACTCGGGCGCCGCCTTGGCGACAATCTTTTCCTGGCCCACCACAAACCAGTGGCTCGTGATGCACATGCGCGTCCACTTCAGGATCGCCGGCCACGTCTTGGTGGAGAGTTGCGCGAACGTGTTGGAAGTGATTGTGCCCTGCGAATTCGGGCGGGTGGACATGATCCAATTCGCCAGCCAGGCACTCGTGGTGCTCTTTCCGATGCCGTGCCCGCTCGAGATCGCCTGCCGGATCGGCCCCACCGCATTCAGCCCGTCGAAGCCGCGCTTCCGCACCTCTTCGCCGATCTCGCGCAGCAGCTCGGCCTGCCACTGGTCCGGGCCGGCGTAGTCCGCAAGCGGGGTCCGCGGCTCTTGCCAGGGATATGCGGTCATGACGAAACCGTAGGGGTCATCCCGGAATTGCGCGATGAACTCGATCAGTTCCGCTTCGGCGCCGGCCGCGGTCATGGCGATTCGAAATCATCCAACCTGGAGCACGCAAACTGCGCGTACTCCTCTGCGGTGTCCGCATCCATCTTGAGGTTGATGCTGCTCGGCTGAAACCACGCCTCGGCCTCGTCGCCGTCTTCGTCCAGGCACGGTCCCACCACGATGATAGGCAGCGCGTCCTCAAGTGGCGCGAGTAGTATTTTGAGCTGCCCTACCGTCATGGTTGCGGCTCGCCCGCCCGTCCGCAGTTTCGCTTAAATGTCCAGACATTCGGCGGGTTGTCGTCGCTCTCCGCGCTGTATACGTCCTTCTGCGGGTTGCCGTGGCGCGGCCGGCGCCCGTAATCCTCTCCGTGACTGGTGAGGTTGATTCGCATCAATTTGCCGTCTCGACGGCGCCGGACGAACTCTGCGTTCGGCGCAGTCAGCAGTTGTCGCACACGGGCTGCGTCCGCCATTTCGACCAGGCCGTATTGCGTGAATACGGGCACTTTGACGGCGCCGGACGATGACACAGTTAGGCTGATGCAGGGGAATGCGGACTATTGTCAAGAATTCTTCGGTCCCGGCCCGGCGGGAGCGTGGCTATACTTTGGATGTATCGTACCTCGTAATGCCGCAAGGCACAACAGGAGTTCAAGTTATGCCGCTCGTCTGTCTGGTGTTTGCGTTTGTCCTGTTCGTTCTGGGAGCCATGTCGCGATGGTGGTCCGCACCACCGAACCCGTACTACCCGTCGCTCATTTCGGCGGGGCTCGCCTTCTGGGTGCTCGCAAGCCTGGCTCCGATGCTGTTCAAGTAGGAATTGAGGCCTAGGACTCCCATTCTGGGTGCTGGCGCCGATCGTGGCCTGACCTGAGTTACAGTCAAAAAGAAAGCGGGCGCGTCCAACGCCCGCTGCAAGGTGCGTTCATGACTAAATCAAAACCAGCATATCGCAGTTCCGCGCCCGCAGTTGTAACACCGGGGCCTGAATATATTTCCAAGCAAATCGCCGCGCAATGGCTCGGCCTGAGCGTCCGCCGCGTGCTCGAGCTGTCGAACACGGGCGCCATCCGGCGCCGCCAGGTCACCGATCCCATGACCAAGCGCCGGCAGACCGTGCTGCTTGCCCGCGATGTGCAGCGGGCCGTCGTAGACGGCCAGAAACCCGGGTCTCAAGGCGCGATATCGACGCGATTAAAGCGCCGGCGGCACGCAAATAAAGGTTTTTCCCTAGGTTCTAGTATGCAAAGACACGGGGAATTGTGACAGTCCCTGTACGATTCCAGTTCGCGGTAATAGTCTGGTTGCGTCTAGTCGTCTTCCCAGCCGAGCAGAGCTGCCTCGAAAGAGGTGTTCCCGTGAGAAGAGAACTTTGGCATGTACTCGTCGGAAGATGACGTGAATATGTGCTACCATCTTTTCGCTCGACTGATCCTCGGGCAATGGTTTGAGAACCCGGCCGTAGATGGCGCTTCCCAGCGTCTGGCGACTGCGGCCGGTTCTCAGCACTCTTTCGCCGGAGTGGATACGAGAAACCTTTCACAACCCGACTCTCGACAACTCGGCGCAGGTCGCACGATCATCGCGGGATGCTCTCCCCCGATGAAATGCACCTCCTCGAGTCCCTGCTCAAGCGCGCACGCCATGCCGCCGCCGCGCCCAACAACGATGCGATCGCGCCCGGCGACGTCGTCCAACTCCGTCCCGGTGCTGATCCACACTGGGAAACTTCTCTCATGCTGGTTTGCCGGGTTCGTCCGGACGGCTCTATCAGCGGCCAGATCCTGCGGCCGCATCGTGGCGGCCACGCTTTGGCCTGGTACACCTATCACCCGCCGGCAGTCGTCAAAATCGGGAGTGCGCCCTTCCCTGAACCTGCGATGCGCGTCCGCTCATGGAGCTACGACGGGCCGTCCGAGAGTTTACATAATTCTGAGCGCAAACCGGCTGGACGCGAGACGCGAACCGCTTACAGGAAAGCCAAATAGGCTGCGGGAGGGGTTCACGGGCTATTCGTTATCAGAACTGAACCTCCGTTCTGATAACGAGTACTATGCCGCGCCTTGTCGATCGCCTTAGATCCTGCACCTCCGCACTGTGTCTCTTCTTGGCGGAATAACCACAGTGTCGCAGGTGAGAATCTCGTAGCCGCTGAGGTAGGCGACCTACATCCGCTGATTCATTCTGCCTTGTAGCCCCTCCCCAGCGCAACCCCCCACATAAAGACTTTCGGGCGTTCCTTTTCTCACGCCCAGGAGATTGCGTATGTCGATAAAGAGTACAACGGGGGACGTTGCAGGTCCAACGAACTCGAACGACGATCGGCGAGATCCAGGCCCCGCCTCTATCAAATGGATGGCAGCCCTTGGGCTCAAGGAGGGCGAATGGTTCCACGCCTCCAAACCTGCCCTAAGAGCTGGGATGCGACCCACGTTTGAGTTGAAGGCGCGAGTCTGGTGTTGCGGCATACTTCACACCCAGAGCTACCAGGGCGAGTGCGCCATGACGAAATTCCGCAACAAAATTATTCCATTGAGTCCCGCCGCTATCGCCAAGGAATTACGCGACGAAGCCCTGGAATTCTACGCTGCAGCCGGGAAGGTTCTGACGAAAGACCAGGAGAAGGCCCTGAACGTGCGCCGGCAACATGTACGCCGCGTCCTGGTGGAACTCGAAAGGGAAAGTCTGGCCGAGAGGCGCACGGCGGATGGCACCCGGTTGCGTGATCTCAGCCCGGATGAACTGAAGCGCTTGCCTATCGGTAGGATTCGTTTATACTTCTTTCTTAGGCCCCTTCCCTCAAAGACGGTCCCAGACGTAGCCATAAATGGCTACGTCTCGTTCGCCTTTCTTTCGCCCCGCGAGTCACGGCTTCTCAACAAAGTCCTCCAGCGCTTCGAGCTCGAGCCCGAACCATACGTAGCCGGTGAAGGCTACGTCCAGGAGACGGTCAAGGTGGCCATTGCGGGCTACGTGGAGAGAAACAACGTAGCCTTACAGGACTACCGAAAAGCCAAAGACGTAGCCGCCCAGACGCTAAAAAAGGCCCTGGACGTAGCCATTTCGAGCGAGCGTATTGTAAGGAACCCTGTAAGTAACCTGACTGTAAGGAGGGAGGTTCCCGCTCCCGCGAGGGAGGCCCCCCCGGTTTCTGAGGCTCCTGTAAGGAAGGCAACATCGTCGTCGTCGATCTCAAGTACTCACGACGACGACGCATCCCGCCCGGTTCCGGAGTTCAGCGCCGCCGTTACCGCTACCTTCGTGACAGGCAAAAGACCTGCTCCCACGGAAGGCCAACTACGAGACTTGCTAAAGGCAATTCCCGATGAGTCTATTGCGCGGGAAATGTTTATCCCTTACCTCGCTGAGAAGATGCCCCGACTCCAGCATCCCGGATCACTACCCAGCGTCGCGCGGGAATTCACAGCAGCCTGGCCGGTTCTGAAAGCCCAGGCCGAAGCCGCTGCAGAGGTGGAGGCAGCAGCCCAGGCACACCGATCCGAGATTGAACGTGAGTGCATTGCAGAGGCCGAGGTTGACGAGCGCGTAGTCGATACTTGGGAACAGATGTCGATCGCAGAAAAGGAAATCCGCCTAAAGGCTGCGGCCCAGATACTGCGGCCGGAACCCCGCTGGAAGCTCATCACCGAGCAGCAGCGAAAGCAAGAGATGGAACGGTATGCTAGGGCCACGCTCAAAACTGAGCTTCAGGAAGGAGTGAGCGCTAATGCACGCAGCAATCCCGCCTCCTGACCTACCGCGTCGGCTTGGACCTGTTGACCGCGTACTGAGGCCTGTATTCTTCTATCGCGTTGCGCGCCTCAATTATCTT